TTAACTGTGGCGTTTGGTGACCAAGGCATGATTATCTGCCTGGAATCATTGGCTTAACAAATTTGTTAACTGTGCCAGCCTTTGCAGCATTGTTGATTGATTTAACAACTGTGTTTGCTTGAGCCTTTGAATTAGTTGCACCAAATGTGTTGTTAACATTTATGATTTGACCAGGACTACCACCAAGTAATGCACTGCCAGCTGCACCAGCAGTTCTAAGTGGTTGAAGTGATACATCAAGTAATGCGCCACCAACAAATGATGTTTTAAATCTTTCATATGCTGAGATGGCTGCTTCTATCTTTTCAACAAATCTAGTCATCAAATCAATTAACTTAACCAATGAAGATTCACCTGTGTTTGGATCAATAGACAACAATTTGCCTATAGCATCACCAAGTTGTCTTATCTGCTCACCAAGTAAATATGCTGAACCCTCAGTTGTTTCCATGTCATAACCAAAAGTAATTGCACCAGTTCCGGCATCATAGAATGCGCGTGTTAATCCTTGCTTGCCACTTCTTGTCAATCCATTGACTAATCCCTCTAATGCTGGAATAAGACTGTCTGTTGCAAATTTGGCAAGTTTTTCTAATAATGGCAACAAAGCAAATCCAATTTGTTCTTGGGCTTCGTTAACAGCAATTTTAATTAAATCCATTCGTCCAGCAAATGTTCCTGCTGCAACAGCTGCTTGACCCTCAAAAAGTCCTGTCAATTGTCTAACAATTTCATCAAATGAGACGGCTTCTTCTTTTGTGACTTTAATTGTTTTGCCTTGCTTATCAACAATTTTGTTGTACTTGTCAGATGCTTCAGCAGCAGCTAGTTGTGCTTTTTCTAAAGAATTTTGTGCTTTTTGAATATCTAATGCATCAGACTTTGAATTGTTTAATACTTTGTTCAATCGTTCTTGAGCTGAGGCCACACGCAAAGATGCTGACTCGTTATTTAGTTCTTGTTTTGCCAAATCTTCTTTAGATACTTTTAAAGTCTTGGTTGAAGTTGTTGTGGTTTTAAGTTCAACACCAAGGTTCTTTAAGGCTTTGAAATTTCCGTCATATGCCTTTGCCAATATGTTTGAGACTTCTTCAAGAGACTTTCCACTGCCGGCTGCAACATCTAAAGCAAGTTTTTGCAATTGTTGTGCTTTGGCTAAATCATTAGTTGAAATCAAAAGTCTTTGGAGTGATGGCCTTAACTGATCATCACCGACAGCAGTTGCTCTTTGTGTTGCATCAATATATTCTTCGGTTGCAGCAATCTGTTCATCTGTTGCTTGTGTTGTATTGCGTAAAGTTTGAGCCAGCGATGCTTGGGCTTTTTCATCTTCAATGGCTGCTTTAACAGCTGAAACACCAATGGCAAATGCTGCTGTTCCAACAGCTGTAGCAAGTCCTAAAAATGCTTTGGCTGCATTAGCAACAACAGTATCAATTTTGTTTGTAAAGTTTTGGGTGTCATCTTGGGCTTTGTTTAAGCCATTGCTGAATTGCGCTGTGTCTGCAAGTAATTGCAGTTTCAGGGTTCTAATATCTGCCATGTTAAATCCTTTCGCGCCATTCTCGTCTTATTCTATCAACCTGGTCAACCCATTTTTTTGTTATTTCAGGTTGCAATGCTTTGAGTGTTGGGAATATAAAGTAACCTGCATTACCTCTGCCCTCGCGTGGTGATCGTGGTTGAAATTGTTTGTATCCGGTGTACTGGCCAGATTTTCTTTTGCGTGGTCTGTTTTGGTAAGCACCAAACTCAACACCAAGCGCAATTTCACCAACTGGTGTTCCGTTTGACAATCTTGGTGTGCTACCACCAACAGTAAAGTAAGGAGTTGTTTTTGATTTTGAAACTCTTATTGATCTAGCAAGTGCTTGGCCTTGAGGTGTTGATTGTAAAGCTGAGCCAACAGCTGAGGCTGCTTCAATAGCAATATCATTTGCTACGCGTTTCATATCATCTTTTGCAATTTCATCCATCTTGCTAAAAGTTCTTCTAATTGCCAAGATGTCAGAATCTTTGATTTTAATTTCAAAAGGTCTAGTTGCCATGATATCTATTCACCACATCTGCAATTGTTGATACCTGCTCGGCCGAAAGCGTTTTGAACTCTGACAATGGCTGGCGCGAAATGACGGCCAGTTCTATCAAACTTCTTTCGATGCTTCCGGCTGGGTAAAATTTGTTGTTGCAAAGTCCTTTGAATTGATGTGAACAACTTGTGATCGCCAATCTTCAAACTTGCCAACTGGCTTGTCACTGATTCGCTTTTGCATTTGGTATGCGAGCCAGAATTGTTGTTCGATGCTTGGTGGCAATTCTCGTTTGAACAGCTCGAGAAAAGTTGTTTCAGTTTCTTTTTCAGCTTGTGCGATTTCCCATGGAATAGTCCACTCTTCGTAAGACTTTCCATTTGCAAGCGTCCATTCTATTTGTATTTTAAACATTTAAGATGACCCCTGTCGGTAGGTTAAGCTATTGCTACTGCGCGAATTGGCATTGATACGGAAACAGTTAATGCGTCCGGTGCAGCGCCACCAAAATCTGGTCGCTTTGGCAAAACACTTAATGTCATTGTTTTGCTGTTGATTTGGATTGTAACAGTTTTTAATGTGGTTGGTGCTGTATCAGCATCGCCCCAAATGTCATCACATACTGAGCCTGTTGCGCCCCAGTCTTGTAATAGTTCTACTGTTAGTGTTCCTACTTCTTTGTCAACTACATAATCAACTAATCCATTCAAGGTTTGAACAGTTGAGTTTGGATCATCTAGTGTGACAGTTGCGCTAATTATTTGGTCATCATAATTTACTGCATCATAAGTGAATGCAATTGATCTACCAGTAATTACTGTGCTTGGCATATATTTCCTTTCTTATGGATTGTAGATTGTAGTTATTGACACTTCAACCGAATAAACATCACTGGTATTCGCTTGTCGTGTCCTTGGGCTCGAAACGGATTGTATCTGCCAAGATTGTGGAATCAATGGTAAAACAGTTCCAACCATTGTTTCGAGTTGTACTAAAGCACCAGGGTTTGTATTAGGTGCTGCAACTAATTCAAGTAAATATCTCACTCGCCATGCTTTGTTGTTTCCCATAGTTACTGGTTCAAGCCATGGATCAGCTGACAAAATCATAATGCTTGGAGTTGTCACAAATTCTGCACCAAAGTCAACAACTGAATAAACGCTGTTTGATGTAATGGCTGTTTTAAGTCCTGCGCGTAGTGTTGCTAATGTCATCCGATTAATGCCTCAACATCAATGTAAGCGCCAAGCATTCCCACAATTCTGTTTTGAATAGTGCGTCCAAGTATGTAAGGTTGTGGAACAAAATCCAATCCTTGCTGAACTGAACCGGCACTGGTGCGTGCTTTAAATACATCTAGTGAAACTGTTAGCACAGCTGATTCAACTGGTGCAACATCATCATATTGGGATAAATCATTTGCTGATGCAAGGCCGTTTGGTATTACGTTGTACCAATCATGAATTGTTATTGCTGAAGTTGTAATTGTAAAAGTAAAATCATCAACAACTTCTAAAACTGTTTTGCTGCCATTGACGTGGGCTTGAATGCCAGTCATAACAACTGTTTGGCCTTTGTAAAATTTGTGTGGTTTGGTTGTGTGCAAAGTTGTGATGGTTGATGTTTCATGTTTGTGTTTGTCAATTGGTGCGTTCCATTTAACAAGTAAATTGCCGACAACTGATTCGGCAGTATCGATTATTTCAGTCAAAGTGGCATCACTGTAAAGGGTTGATGAAACACCATTGAGTGCAGTTCTTAATTCTGCTGGTGTGATGATTGATGCCATTTCTAACCTTTCGTGTGTGGTGTTACCTGGCAGGACAGGGGTCTAACCTGCCAGGCAACTTTTTGGTCGCTATTAAGCAACAGTCAAACTACGGAATGCAGTTGGGTATTTTGCACATGTGGCAACATAACCATAGATTCCAATTTCGACTTCGCCTGTTGAAACAACATTTGTGCGAAGTTGGTATGCACTTGACTTGTACATGGTTGCAGCATCAGATGGATATACAACTCCACTGATTCCTGTACCTGTATCAATGTTTGGATCAACAACAAGTTGCAATCCTGCGATTGTTCCTGCTGTTGAGCCTTGGGTCATTAAGCCAGCTGCGTTTTGTGGTGCTGCTGCTGCAAATAGTGGTCTTTGTGAACCATCAACTGCTGCAAGCAATGCACCAAAGTTACCTGGGTCTGCAAGGAATCTGTTAGGAGTCTTGCGAACAATTGCGTATGAATCAGAAATACCATCAGCAATTGCTGCGTAAAGGGTTGCACCTGTTGATGAACCTGTTGCGCCACATGCTACTGAGAATGCATAAGCATCTGCTTTTTGAGCCCATGATGCTGCAAGTTCGCGCAGTAACACGTCTAAGAATGCAGGGTCTGATCTGTCAAGCAATTCAACAGACACTTTGTTTGCACCAGCGATTTTAACAACGCTGATTTCTTTTGAAGTGATTGTTGTATCAGTTGAATCAAATTCAACTGCTTCTGCTGTTTGTGCAGTTGTTGCTTGTGTGCCAATTAGTGGACGATAGAACTTCATTCCACTTGCTGGCAATGTGCCTTGTTCGATTGAATCTGCGAATGGCATTGAGTTGTCAATGATTCCGATTAGATCGCGTAGGTAGGTTGGTGGTACAACACCGATGTTTTCGGTTGTTGTTGCTGCATCAAGAGCTGCAACTAGGTCGCGTGCATCTTGGTTGCCTTGCATTGCATTGAATTGTGCTTTTGCGTATTCGCCAGCTGTAACGTTTAAGTTAACGCGTGGTTTTGCATAAGCAACTGGTGCTGCTACTGCTTTAGAGGCTTCCACTGCAACTTCTGGCGCAGCTTCGACCACTGGAGTTACTTCTTCAGGATTTCCCATTGAAGTGACCTCGCTTTCGGTTTGGTTGTTTTGTTCATCACTTGCGCTTATTGCAGTGACTTCTGTTTCGTCTGCTTTTTGAGCAGCGACATCTGTGATTTGTGCATCTGCAAATGCTGGTGTATCTACAACAGATACTTCAACAATTGATGCTCTTGTAACATAAACTTGGTTTTCTTTGTTTTCGTATTCATCAATTGATGCACCGATTGACAATCCGGATTTTAATCCATCTTGTGCAAGTGTAAGAATATCATCTCCTGCTGATGTGCGTGCAATTCTGAATTTGCCGATGATGCCCATAGGTGTGACTTCATGACTTATCATTCTGCCTCGGACTTTGTTCATGTCATGATCTTCAAACAATTTGACATCATTACCTAATTGCAATGAGCCTTGTTCAAATACAACTTCACCCATGTTTGTAAATCCAGGTTTGCCAAAAGGAACTATGATTCCTGTGATTTCTCTTTTGGATGTTGATGCTGTTAGTATGTCGCTGTTAAATTTAATTTCCATTGTTACCTCACCAAATCTTCTTCTTCTCGGGCTTCTTCAACTGTTAACACTCCAAGTGGAATTAACTTTTGATATACATCTGCTCTTTCCAATGGATTACCTCTTAAGAAGTCATCCAAGTCATATTCCACATACTGTGTTGAAACAGTAACGTCATCCATGCTTAGCCTTTGTTCGATGGCAGTTAGTAATGGACGTAGTGAAAAATCAAGAAGTGCTCGGCGTTCAGCTGTTACATTTGAGTAAGTCATTGAATTTGTTGCAGCATCCAAATAGTATGCCGGGATATTCATTAAGCGTGCGATTTCTTTTGCAAGATATTCGCGTGCTTCTGTAAGTTGTAAATCAGCTGCATTGAACCCAACACTTTGCATATCCACGTTATCTGATAAAAAGGCAGTGCCTTTTGTTTGTCTTGCTTGTTTCCAAGCATTTAAAATTGCTGTTGCTTTATTTGAATCCATTGGAACATTTGCTTTTAATACAACGCTTGGTGTTGGTGTTTCAGCATAATTAAACACTGCTCTTTCAAGAGCTGCTGCTGTTCTTAATGTTCTGCCACCACGATTTAAAATTCCATCTGGATCAATGCCAGTAAATTGAATTAATGAACCGATGCCGTTGTCTGGAAGTCTTTGTGCTTCAAGTTGGTAACCAATTACAATTTCACCTGTTGAATCAAGTACTTGTGAAACTCTTGGTGCATCAATCCATCTGATTTGTGATGGTCTGCCAGTTGCAGGATCAATTTCTTTAATTTGCCAATATGCAACACCATGGAACAAAAGATTTTCTGCAGTCATGCCATAAACAACAGCTGTTGGCATGTTCTTATCTGGTTGTGAAATTATTGTTGGTGTTGGTTCAACTCTTGAATCATCAAATTTTCTTTTGACATGTAATTCTAAAGATGCTGCAGTGCCGACAATAACGTTCCTGCCCCTACTGCACGCCGGTACGGATAAAGCCTCACGTCTTGTAACAAATGTTGATGTGACACCATCAAAGCCTGGTGCCCAAACTGAAAGTGGTTTATCTGGAAAAGTATATGGTGCAATTGCAGCTGTTAGTTGTGGCTTTAAGTATTTTGAGTATAGTCCCATAGTCTTTTCATTATCTCATAGATTTAACTACAATGTTACTCTGTCCGAGTTGTTGGCGTGTTAATAGTTAACTGACTAAAACACCAAATTCATTTGAGTTGTTGCGTTCTTGTGCTTTGTGAATTGCTAACACCATTGCGATTGCTGCAACAGCATCTTTTCGTCTAGAGATGTACCAGCCACCTGATTCAGTTGTTTTCTTTACACATGCATTGACAGAGGCAGTCAGTTCCGGCTGACCTGCATGGGTGATGCGTGCCCCTGCCATTGCACCTAGGGTTTCATCGCAAGCCTGGTAATACTTTGAGCCTGCAATGATTTCTGCATTAACGCTCGCCAAGCGTAATTTTGCAGCTACCGAGTCGCCACTAAATTTGTTTAATAGTATCGATTCTGTTTGGTATTTGTTTGACCATTGTGCGATTCTGTCGGCAATTTTAAGATCATCAATTGGTTCTGTTGAATCTTCCATGTCCATCAAGCCAAGGCCTACTGATCCGTCATCAAGTATTTGTGAACCTACTATTGCAAAGGATGTTCTGTCTGGTGCTATTTCAACACCAATCCAAGTTGGTCTATCTGGTGTGAGTTTGAGGTTTGTTTGTTGGCAGGCATTCCAATGTCCTGGACTCCAAGGTGATGCAAATGTTGCAACCCATTGGCAAAGCATCTCAGTTTGAATTACAACTGGATCATCATTCATTCTGGCTTGCAAAACATTTTCTGTAATGGTGTGACCAAGTGCCGGGTTTGCTTGAACCCACCCTTTACGATCAGCAAGTTTTAATCCAGGCTCAGCACTCCACTCATAGTAAGCAATGTCATCATCTGAGTTGTTTTCAATTTTGTTCATGGCTCTTTGGCGAATCTGGTTTAGTAAGACTGAATGAATATCACCTGCATTCGATGTCAGATACATCTGAGGATTTTTCGCAGCCTGCATGGTATAGGCCAAAGCTGCAAAAGCATCAGTTGTTTTGTGCATTCTGGCTTCGTCTATGTAAATGGTGTTAGCAGATAATCCTCGAGCACTTCCAGGTGTTGCAGCAATGATTTTGTATCTACAACCATTTAACAGCTCTATCTCTTCACGACCATTAGCCCTAGTGATGGCTTTAACTTTTCTCTGTAACCAATCTTGTGAATCAATCATCTCAATAACTGATCTAAATGTTTCCAAAGCAATATCACGATTCTGTGCAGCAGCTAGTTGCAAACGTTCATCCCACAAAAACAGCCCGGCAAGAATCCTAAACTTTAAAAGTGTAGTTTTGCCATTCTGTCTTGAGATAAGCAAAGCAACAGTGCGAGCAAGCCACTCACCATCATCTTTGACTTTGCAAGCATCATTGATGACATACTTTTGCCAAGGCATCAACGGCATGCCTATTGCATCAGCTAAATCAATAACCTCTTGTCCTTTAGTTGGGTTTGTCGTTTGATAAGTCGATATTCTCGGAATGGGTGATCCGACCAGCTTTGATGATGTCAATTGGGCTCACCTCATCAACAACGCTTGGCTTATCGTTTCGTCCAAACAATGTAAGGCCGTACTTGTCCATTAACTTTGTAAGTTCAGCGCCCCATTTGACAATCATTGGATCACTTTGATTTGAATTATCCATAAGGCCTGCATAAGTCATCATCATTGCAACGCCACCCAAATCTGCTTCTGTAATCCAACCATTCTCTTGTGCAAAATCAATTGATCGTGAAAGAGCTGGAAGTATTCTTTGATTATCTGGTTTCATCCGGTTTGTTTCTCCTCAAATATAGGTGCTTCAAACACCTCAAAATCCCTCGGGGAAAAAGAGACTAAGGAGTGTGTGCGTGTTATTCCCTCACCAAAAAAATCATTTTTCTTTTTGATTTTTGTGTACTTCTCTGCGTATTTTTTTTCTGCAAATGTTTTTGCATCTCGGTCTTTCTTTCCATAGTTACATGTGGTGCATGCACTTGTTAGGTTTGATTCGTGGTCTACTCCACCTTTGCTTATTGGGATAATGTGATCAACTGTTGTTGCTTCTTGTCCACAGTATGAGCAGGTGTAGTCATCGCGCTTGAGTATGGCTTTGCGTAGTTCTCTGTATCTGGTTGAGTAGCTCATGCTTTTCTCAGCTTCTTCTTGATGTCTTGTATGTATGTGATTGCTGTATCGGGGTCTACTGAATCGTCTATTGGTGCTTTGTATTTGTCTGGTATTTGTGTTTTCTTTTCTTGTCCGACATAACGTTCTTTAAGAGTTCTATAAGAGTTATGTAGGACAGCAGTGTCCGGGGTATAGGACGTACGCGTCCGGGGTTGCCGGACATCCACGTCCGGTACTACCATCTTGTAGATGTTTGATTGGCCATGCCTGTTGACTACTTCAAGGTAGCCTTTGTTGATTAGTTCCACTTGTATTCTTCTGACTTGTCTGTCGCTTATGTTCATGATGCGTGCTATGCGTTCTTGTGATGGCCATGCTGCACCCTCTTGATCATTGAAGTGATCGGCTAGTACAACGAGTAGCAGCTTCTCTTGTAGTTCTAAGCCTTCTTGTTCTAATGCCCAACCAACCAGTTTAGCGCTCATCTGTAATGCCCATGGCTTCTTTAACAGCTTGTGGTGTTACTGGTACTTGTGGTTCACAATCTTCATGCAATAGTTCTTTGGCTATGAGTTTGTGACATTCTTTGCACCAAATGTATGTGGTCATTGTCTAAATGCCCAGATCATAATCAATGTGTATAAGCCAAGGAATAACAACTTTTGTGCTGTTGTCATTTCTTACCTGTAACAATCTTGTGGCATACGCTGCAATGTTTTTTGTTGAATGTCCAGTTACCACAATTGATGCACCTGGCTATGAGTTTGTCCATTGATGCAATAATTGATTGTTGTCTAGCGTTAACACCTACATAATCCCTGTGCTTCATACTTGTCTCCTGATAATTCTTTTGGCTGTTTCAGCATCTTGTGGGTTTGTGAACAAATCCTTTTTGTTTTCTATGTCCACAGCTATTGCTTCTTGTAGGGCTTGAGCAAACTTGTAGTCATGCGCTTTGTCTTGTGGTTTCATTGTGCATCACCATGTTTGTTTGTTGCATGCCACATGAATGATTTGTTTAATGACACTTGTGTTGATCCGTACAGCTCCAGGCCACAAATCTCACATCTCATAGTCCAGTAGTTGAACCTATGATTCTTGACTTTGTCTGGTTGGCCTTTGCGTGTCTTGGACACAGCTAGTAGCACCAGAAACGATAATCCTAATGCCATAAGTATTGCTTGTGCGATTGTTGCTAGTGCTTCTGTCATATTAACCCCAGTTTTCTTGAGCAGGTAGGCCAGGCTTTCCAGCCTTGTATTTTGTGCAAATCACGCGCAGCCTTGTATTGGGTTTGCCAAGTGGCTTCATGTGGTTTGCCTTGTTGTCCCACAAATTCCCATGATGCTTGCGAGAATTGGAACAATCCCATGTACTTGCCTGTTGGTGAGATTGCTTGTGGGTTCATTGATGATTCACACATAGCGATTTGTTTCCAGTCGCTTGGCAGAATCGGTGTTTGTTTCATTAACATGTAGATTAGAATGCCGGAGAAGTCCATGGATCATCCTCTGCTCCACCTGCAGCTATAATTTCAGCTGTTTCGTGGCTCTTTGGTATTCCCTGTTGCCATGCTGTTATATTATCAACAAGATGGCCTGATTGTATGTCATCCAAAAGGGGCTTTACTTCTTCAAATGTCAGATTCGATTCGGGCACGATCTGTGCATCTTTGCGCCTTGATGCAAATTGAACAAAAGCATTTTGTTGACTGGTATCTTTTAAGTGCTTTGCCAGTTCACGTTGTAACCAACCAGACATCTTTGGAGTCGCAATCCTGCGAGGCTTTAGATAAGTAATTGGTTTTTCAACATAAGGCACTTGAGTAGCACCTAATGATTCACTTAAATTGGCTTTGACCATTTCTTCTCTGCTTGGTCTTTTGCCTTTAGGTGCAAAGTTAAAGTTTGCTAATGCTCTGCCAATTGCAGATGTTTCAGCATTCTCTAAAGCATTGCGTGAGTTAACACCTTTTGCTTCGGTGTGTTCATCAGCTAATCCTGTTGCTACTTGACGATCACCAACCCAGATAATTGCTTTAACAATGTAATGACCATTGTTGTGTGACACCAGCTCTGTTTCAATTCTTCCATCTTCTGCATGTAGTTCCCAGAATCTTGAAAGTCTTGCCTCTACTGGTTCATAATCTTCAATGTTGAAGAATCCCACTATTGACCCCTTTTCAATTTGTTTATTTCTGTTTCATCAAATCTTCTGTGTCCACTTGGAAGCACTGTTGCTTTGATGATTTGTTTGTCAGCCCATCTTTGAATGGTGCGTGCAGATACTTTAAGTTCTTTTGCAACATCTGATGTTCTTAACATGTTCTTGAGTGTATGTCCGAGATGGCCGAGTAGTCAATCATTTAAAGATGGCGTGTCTAACCCCACTCTTTACCATCTGCAATGAATTTGCCTTTAGCGTTGATCGGTACTAGCTGAGGGACAACATGATTGTCTTTTACATACAAAAGCCCAAAGCCTTGCTGCCAATTTGCAGCCTTTTCTTTGATGTAGCTTGCACCAGATGAGCGCAAGTCCATAAGATGTCCTACTTCCATGCCCCAGATAGTGTTTAAACGGCCACCAAAGCCCCTAGAAGCCTTTGAGATACCTTGCCTGTGGGTGTGGCCACAAACTACGTTTTGGCCTGTTCTGATAGCCAAATTGAGGCTTGTAAGGCCTGCCGATTTTGAGAGTATTCCCTCATCGCCATGACCCATTAAAACTCCAGGTGCAATAAAGTCCATGTGGCGTTGATAAGTTATTCCTAAGTTGTTCAATCCCAGTAAGTTTTCAATTCTCAAAGCTGTAACTGATTCAAATGCTGGCGCTGATTTGTAGATGTACTTTTCAATTCTTTGGCTGTGATTGGATCGTTGTAACACAAATGGTTTCTTTTTTGATCCTAGGGCTTCTCTAAAATCTGCGAGTACGTTATGAGCTGTGTTGAAGTCTCTTTGAAGTGTTCTTTCAAATTCTGCTTGAGTGCCTTTATTGAATGCACCAAGCTGAGGGACATCTATTTCATCTCCAACGCAGAAGATGCCATCAATCTTTGATTCCCATATATAGTCTAAAACTTTTTCAACATTCCTTTTGTGATGAAATGGAATTTGCAAATCCGAAAGTATTAAGTAACGTTTAATAAACTTACCTCTTTTTCTTGAGGTCGATTACATCACTCCATATCATATCAGTTTTTGTTTGCAATTTGCTTAAATCAATTCTCATGTCATTTATTTTGTCGGCAAGTGATGATCCACCATTAGGGAACAATGTTTGTTTGATTTTGGTTTGGATCGCTATTAGGCGAATCATCAATACAAGTATAGTTGCTGAAACACTTACAACACCAACTATTTCATTTATTGTCATTGGCGTTTGTACCAGTCTGGATCGTAATCATCATCATCAAAGTCATCATCATCTGGAGAATCTGCGTACTCAAATGTTTGATTGGCAAAGTTAATCATTCCAAACATGGTGTATTGAGGCATACCAGGTGAACAAATAGTTTTCATTCTTTTTACACCTTTGTGATCATAAGTTTCCATGAGTACAACAAAGCCGGTGACCAATTCACCTTTTTCATGAGCTGCATTCATAACACCAATTAGTGCATCACCGAATACATCCGGTATTTCAATTTTGTCTTTGTCAGACATTTAAATCAACCCCATTCAATTGCGTTGTCCAACCAAGATACTTTGAACCCCAGGCATCTGTCACGCCTGTGTAATAAATCTTTCCTACTGTGTCCTTGACAGGTAAATCAGTAGTCCACACATAACCAGGTTTATCAGATTGAATAGCCACATGGCCAAACTTGCCACCTTTCCAAAAGTGAGTTGCCCCTTGAGGTGCTTTCATTGGATCAGTAAATTTGTGTTTCTTCGGTGTGTTATTCCAGGCAACAATGGCGCTTGGGTATTTTGCTGGTATTTGCCATGCTTGACGGCAAGTTTTAAGACAAAGCCCTTTTACTCCACGTTTGCCGGACATGTGTGCAACTGCCATCCATTGCGCTGCATCATGGCCAGTCCAGCCTTTAGTGTTCGTCAGCTTCTTTGACATTAATTTGTCCAAATGAATAATCGTTAGGATTTAACCAGCGAAGAATTACTGGTGCAACTGCACCGATTCCTGCTGATAACAACATCTTTGGATCAGTAACACCTGCTAAATAACACGCAATCAGTCCTGCAACAAATGAGCGTGCCCATGATGCTGCTATTGCTTTGTAATTAGTCATTTACAATCCACGTTCCTTTTTTGTTATCCCATAAATATATTTGCCCGTCATTAGGATATGGGATTGGTGAAACCCAACGACAAGTATCTTCATCTAAAATAAATTTGGTAAAAGGTTTTGGTGGTATAAAAGCATCTCTATCGGAATCATATTTGTAACCTATGCCTGCATAATTCTTTCTTATGTTCCCATTGTATGAAGTTCTAATGCATGTTTGATTTCTAAAATTGCCGTACCATGTTTCTGGTTCAATTCCATCAATAAGTTGTGTTTCATCTACACCTGTAATAACTTCGGTGACAATATTTTTGTCGTTAATAAATGCGTAATGTGCCATTAGAATGTCACTGTTCCTGTTCCTGCTGTAAATTTATAAACTTTGTAACCTGATCTAGTTGAAGTATCTTTTGTGTAAGTTAGTCCACCACTAATTGTTGTGATGTCTGCAAAACTTGCTGGATAAGCAATTACAACAATGCCTGAACCGCCTGTACCTGGATCAGTAGCTCCAAATCCACCTTCGCCACCACCGCCACCGCCTGTGTTAACTGTTCCTGCAATTCCGTTTCCTGGACCATTAGCACCACCGCCACCACCACCTGCACCACCTGCGCCGCCTGATGATCGTGTTTCATATGAACCACCACCGCCACCACCTGCGTAAGTTACTGACACACCTGTAATAGAAGTTGCTGAACCTGCACCGCCATCTGTTGGTTGTGTACCTGTTACTGTTCCACCAGCTGCAGAAGCACCGCCACCGCCTGATGATCCATAAGGGGAAGAATAAGAACCTGTATAACCACCACCATCATTACCTTGGCCAGCAGTACCAGTTCCATTAGTTGAACCAGCATAGTTTGAAGCACCACCACCTGAACCACCATTAGTACCATTAGCAGTCCACGCTGCGCCTTGTCCACCACCTGTTGAAGTAATAGATGAAAAAACTGAATTACTACCATTTGTGGAAACTGCACCACCCGCGCCAACTGTTAATGTATAAGCTGTTCCACCTGCTACAGCAAAAGAAGAATTTGTGCGATAACCACCTGCACCACCGCCACCGCCAGAAATACCTGATGTTCCACCAGGTCCACCACCAGCTACAACTAAGTATTCAACTGTTGCAGGGTTTGAAGATTGATTAGATAAAACCCCTAATAGCAACATTTATGCGATACCACCAATCACATACCAAGCATCTGTTGCAATTTTAATACATGAGGCTGCTTTAAATTGACCTGTAATTGTTGGACTAGCTGAGACTGCACCGGCTGATGTAACTGTCACACCTACTGCGCCTGAAATTGTTATTGTGCCTGTTGCACCTGTTTTGACAACATTTACGACTGCACCTATTGGAAAAGCCTCAGATGAGTTTAAAGGTATTGTTACGGCAACGTTTGAAGTTGAAGAATATCTGATTAATTTGTTTCTAAGGTCTGTTAAAACAAAAGTATCTGTAGTTCCTGATACATCTCTTAAGGTAAGTTGTGCAAGGCTTGCGTCTACTGCATCGCCCAAAGTCTCAATTGCTGTTGCGCCATCTTTAACTAAATCTGTTGAGGTCGGAACTGTCCAACCAAAATTTGGGGTTGTTGTTGCCATGTGTTAATTAACTCCTAATAAGGCATCTTGCCATTGTAGTGATGGGTTTATTGTACTCCAGATTTCACCAGCATATACATCTTGCCACGCCACCGGAACAGCTGAGAATGTGAAATCTGAAACATTCAGGGTTAGGCGTGCAGTAAATCGGTCAATGTCCCATGACCAGCCCTCAACATAACCAAAGAATTGATTAGGGTACAAAAGTGCAGGGAAGTCTGTGACAGATACAGGCATCCCAAAAAACACACCGACCAAAGAATTAAGCAAAGTATTGGTCATTGTTGGTGCATCAATTTGTATTTGAATGCCTTGGATTACTGGTGATGGGTAAGCGTTAAGAAGTACTAGACGATCTGCCAAAGTATCAGCATCACCTGAGTTTTTTAAGAATGTTTCAATTGATTGTGTAACTCTGCCGTACTGGCTAATAGAGTCAAGTTCTTCAACCTGCATAACATCTTGATCTGCGCCATAGATAACTCTTACATCATTAATGATGTCATTGCGTGACGTAGTCACATTGATTCCATCGGCAAGAATAAAGTTCTTTGAGATATCGACAAAGCCATTGGCTGTAACATAATCAGCTCTTGCATCCTGGTCTTGGTAACCGATACCACCGGATGTAGTTTCATAAATATAACCTGAACCTGAGTCAGCAACAATTTGAACATAGTTCAAAGCATTTAAAGGCTCGGGTGCAGCTGTTGAACTAAACAAATCGTAAGTTCCAGGTGTGTCAATTGCCGATATATTAACACCAAGTAAATCAGCCCATGTTTCAGTGGTGTAATCAGTCCAAATTTTTGTTGTAGGTAGTTCATTCCATTTAAGTCCAAAAGTGTCAGTGACTACTGAGACAATCCTGTCACCATCTTTTTGTTCGGCATAGCCAACAATGTTTGCTTCTTTAGCTGCAAGTTCTGAAAGCGCACCAGATGCACTGATTTGTGTAATAAACGTATTTGTTGTACCGGCATCTAGAACTGAGACTGAAACATCTGTGACTAAGCCTGTAAAGATGTTTGTGTCAACACCTGTGTAGTTGTCCAGGGTAACTGTAATAGTGTCAAAGATTTCAACATCTGTGTAAGGCAAATCTAAGAAATCAATTGTTGCAAAGCCTGCTGATGATTGTTGTTGTACATCATCACGACCCATGCTAATTTGAACACCCTCAAGGGTGTAATTAGTAACAGCTGTGCCGTTAATCTTAACTGTGGCGTTTGGTGACCAAGGCATGATTATCTGCCTGGAATCATTGGCTTAACAAATTTGTTAACTGTGCCAGCCTTTGCAGCATTGTTGATTGATTTAACAACTGTGTTTGCTTGAG